GCTACAAAAACTACATTTGTCTTTAGGTGGATTAAAGTTGCTGTCTTTTTCTATAACCTTTTCTGCTCCGCTTCCTAATTTTTTCAACTTATACACATTGTTCATATGTGTTTTATAGTTAAAATATAAAACGCTAACCTTGTTTTTATCCCTGTTAGTTGTGTAATTACTTTGAGCGCTTGCTTTTTTTTCAGATATTGTTTTTATCTCTTGCTCTGTTAGATCAGGAAATTGCTTTATCAATTCGTTTATAGGTATTTCTTTTACTTCACCGACATAATAAATGTCTTCAAAATATGGAGACTCAGTATGCGAATAAACAATATCAGCCGGGTCTACATAAACAGACTTAGCACCGTTACCCCAATCGAACGTTGTTTTGGTTGCAGCTATACCAAGTGTTGTTAAGTCATATAGACATCTTCTTCTAATTAAATCGTATTTACTGTTTTCTAATAAAACGTTTATAGCTTGCTCTTCAGCTAGCTCAACACCTTGTTTGTAGTTTAATTGCATGTGAAGCTTTAGCTCTTCTTCTGTATCAGGTAGGGTTTCCGGATCGTTCTCTCTCATATCCATATCAAACTGCTGTTGTACTATTTTATCAAAGTCTTTAGCTCTAATGTCACGTAGCATAGACTCCATGTACTGCGTCCTTTTGCTAACACCATACTCATCTTGTGAAAAACAGTTTATTTGGTAGTTTCTTTCCGCCATACCATTAACGACTATATCAACAAACTTAGGAATAATAGGAACTGGCTTCCAGTCTAAATTTAAATATGATAAATCACCATTAATAGATAACTCATCTTTGTATTTTTGTATTGGTTGCTCTCCCCTAGAATATAACCTTAGATTATGAAAGTTGTTTTTATGGCTATTGTATTTAGAGGTTATCCCTGAAAACCATTCGTGTTTTATAGCTCTTGCTACCTTAAGGCCATAATCCTCGTTTAGCTTTTCTAAATCGCTAACCGCTTGTGATGGAAAATGTATAGAATGCTCTGATCTCATATTTTACTTTTAATTATCTGTGATGAAAATCCTTTGTTATTATATTTTGCTATATCTAAGTTTAATGGTGTTTTTTCTCTATTTGGATTTGGTCTATACAAATGTCTATTGCAAGCCATTATAGCTAATCCTGAACTTATTGAAGCATCGTGTTTTGTTCTTTTATTTATATCAAACTTAGACCAGTCATTTAATGTTTCATTGAAATATAAAGTACCATATGTACCATCTTGCATTAAACCAACATGATCGTTGATATACATTTCAATTGCAGCTGCGTGAGCCTGTTTTATATCTTCACTTGAGTTAGGTATTCCACCAACCTCTTTTTCTGCGACTGATAACTTGTTCCAAACTTTATCTGGTCTATTCATGCTAAATCCTCTGTAACCTCTTCTTCTTAAGTAGTACAATAATCTTGGCTTATTGTTCTCTGCTAATATTGGCATGCCATAAAATACTAGCGCCATTAGTATATCTTCAAAAAATATTTCAGCTGTTTGTGGTCTAGCTATATATTCTAAAAAGAAAGTGTTAGCTGGAGCGTCTTCCATTGAAAATTTAGTTAATCCATGTAAAGCTCCTTTTGATCCTCTTTTATCTACTGTTCCTGATATATCGTATGAATCACAACCAAAAGCACCTATGTGTTCATTACCTGGATATCTTACGCCGTTTTTTAAAATAACGTTGTTTTGCAATTTTAAACTGGGAACCCAACTAACATTAAACCTACCGTTAGGGTCTGGATTGAAAGTGACTAATGTATCTTTTTTACCACTTCTCCATTGAAAGTTACCAGTGGTTGTTACAGAAGAGTTTCTATTACCTTCATTATAATCTATCTGCTCATATATTTTTATAAGATTAAATAAACTATTTTTTGTTTCGTCTCTAAAAGCGTGCTCTTCAGTTCTAGGAAACTGGCGATAAAATTCATTTAAAGCGTCTTGGTCTTCTTTTAAACCTTCAGCTTCGTTTTCCCAGTGGTCCACTACGCCTTGCTCTATCTCTACTCCATGTGGGTCGTATGTTTTTTGTTTAGGAGTATTAAACACGGGTTGTCCATACTCGTCAATAAATCCCTCGTAGTTCCATTCCATAGGGACAAACAAAGAATATAATCCTGACTTAGTTTGTCCGTTACGGTTTCTTTTTTTAACATCTGAATTATTGTATAAGTTTTTAAAATTATCTCCACCTTTGTCAAGCGCATTGCTTGTTGACCCCATCATACATTTACCAACAACTCTACTACCTAGTCTTAAACAAGTTTTTGTAACTCTCCAGTTGTTTTTTATATTATCAGGTCTCTCCCACTTACCACTCTCATCGTGTACTAGTAAGTTTAATTTCTCACCATCATAACTATTATCACCTGTATTTTTCCAATCTATAGTCGTATCTAGTCCTTCAACATCATCCATCTCTTCGCGCTCGCGTATTTTCTTACGAGTAAACTTTTTAGCTGGCACCCTGTAAGCAAGTTCGGACTTTGGTCGGTCCATACCGTCCTGTATTGGTTTGAAGAAGAAAGGATAATTTAAACTAATAGGTACTACCTTGTCCGTAAACATTTTCTTTGCATCGGCACCTGTTTTAGATAATATACCAAATCTACTATCACTAGCTAATGTGGCTAAATTAACAGTTTCAGCTGAACTCATAAAAGAGAAACCAGAACGTCTATTTTTTAAATAACACATTCCGTAACTTCTTTTATCTGCTTTACAAGCTTCCCAGAATATAAAGAATAATCTATTTGCTTCTCTAAAATCTGGAGCACCAACATCTATTTTACTCCATTGTAAATACATGTAGTGTGTTCCTGTTATATAAGTTGGCTTCCCGTTGTTCATGAACCAAAAGCCCTCTTCTCTTCTTTTAAACTCTTCGTCTATGTATCCGTAATGCTTTTCTTTAAAGTCATCTGGAAAATCTTGCCACTCAAACACTGTTTTAATTTTTTTAAAATCAGGATTACTAGGGAACCTTTTCCACTTCTGCTCAGACTTAATTTCACTACAAGAGTATATATTTTTAGGTTCTTTAGGTAAAGCTATTTGAAAACCTTGTATTTCAAGTACCTCACCAATTTGTCCGCTCTTACTAATAACAACAATATCATTTTCTTTATTATAACCGTAATTCCACTTATTAGACTTATTTAAACGTTTTACTACATTAGACCTTATTGGATCTACTATTTTGTATAGAGACTGCTTGTACATTACTTAGATCTACCTTCTGCAAATCCTTTGAATATCTTCTCTTTCTTTTCTTCTACAGGCTTATCTTCAAGCATTGCCTCTTCTTCTTGGATTCTATTTAATATTTCAAACGCATCGAATATAGCTAGTTTCTTTGTCGCTGCTGCGTTCTTTAGTCTATCTGCTGATATATCTTCATCTGAGTCAACTATCTCTTCTCTAGCCACTTTAATTAGCTCTTCAACGGCTTTGTGCCCAGCTTGGATTATACTCTTCTTCGTTTCCTTGATATTCATATTTAATTGTAATAAATTTATTTAAAACTCTATATAATCTTTCTCCATTAATCACGAACTCGTACTCACTGTTAGGGGTAAAGCCAACTAAGCTTTCCTTATTGTAAGTACCATCTGAGTACTTTATAACCCCAATTAAAGGCTTTTCAACTTCAGTGTTATACTTACTGGTAGCTTTAAGTGGTTTTACAAAGCTATAACCAGGTGTGGCCTTGTTGTTATATAGAAATATTTGGTCTTCTGAAACAAAATATTTATCCTCTTTCCAATAAGATCTACTGTTTTTTTCTCTACCTTTTACATCGTGCCATCTCCTAAATATATTATGATGTACTATTACTTCATCACCTACGTTAATAGGTGATTGAAATAATAATGGAGTAGCGATTACCTCTGCTAATCTGTTTACGTATTGGTGGTTAAAAATTTCCGTGTTAAGTATTAGCTCTTTGTTATTTATTTTTTTAACATTATTATATCTACTACCAATTGGCTTTATGATATAATCTTTATAAGCTTTCATTAGTACTCTAAATTATACTCAACAGATATAGCCATATTTTTATTAAAATCTTTCCAAGGTATTACTACTTCTTCTTTTCTAATATAAATACAGTACTTATCTTCTTCTTCTATTATGTCGCAAATTTTATGTCCACCGTAAACCTCTTGCCCTACAGCGTAGTGCATTGAGTCGTTTTTGTAATCTTTACCTATTGTGATTTTTCTTATAATATTATTTTTCATCTTTAGGCCAGTTGATGGTTCCGTCATCTAAATTAACATCATATGTTCCATACTCTTTAACTAATAAATCTTGCATTTGCTTAACACCCTTCTGAGCTTCATCTAAATTATGTAGCATGAAATGTTTTTGTCCTTCAATTTTACCTATATTAAATTGTATTCCGTTTATAGTGTTAACCACTCTCTGTAAATCAGTTAAATGTTTATCATTTACCTTATCAACCTTAGGTTTAAGGTCGATCACTTTTTCTTTTTTTCCCATTTTATTTAATTTTATTTAATTATTCATTTTCTCCTTCTATATCTATGCTATACTTTTGAGCATAATAATAAGCTAAGCCGTTCATAGTATCTGAATCTAAAGTTGAGTTAAATAATATAAACTCGTAAACTTTTCCATCAAAGTGTTTTGCGGCATCCGTGCTATTGAGTATACCTCCAACTGAAACTCCACCAACAAAACTACCTTCGTTTAAAGAAAAAGAAGTAGCTGATCCACTAGCAGCTTCTATAGCGTCATAGAAATCCGGACCTTGTTGATTTAATCCTCTAGCAAAAAACATTTTACCAAGACCGTAGTTAGTTCCAGTCGTACCTATTCTAACTTCTATAACTGGATTTTGATCCATAAACTCATCAGCTCCAGAAACTAAAGAGTCCTGCAGTTGCAAAAACGTGGGTGTACCACCATGATTAGTTCTTAAACCTACTTGATCTTCACTAGCAGAACTAGCTCCTCCAGAGCCATCAGTTCTTTCTTGCTGCATTGTTACAGCTGTTGTGCTACCTGATACCGCATAATTAGTAGACCAAACTGTTTCAGAAGTTCCATCGCTATCATTATCATCAGCGTCTGATACTATTAAGTAGCTATATTGAGCTGAAGATATAGCATCAGATTTTAAATTAGTTCCGCTATGCGTACCAAAAGCCGCATCTTGTTTTGTTAAAATACTTTCAACAGCTGACGCCGTGAACTGAGCATAGTTATAGCCATTAGCTCCACCTGTTTTAAGAGTTGGTCTTCTTGCTGCACTAAAAGCTCTACCAAAAGTACCTATTCTGGAAGTATCTGCTATACCTAAATTAGTTTGTGCTGTTATAGCTTTATTTTTTACTCTACCTATCTTATCATTATTAGCGTCAGCAGCCGTGGTAAAGCTGTCAACTTCTTGAAACATTCCTCCGGTATCTGTAAAATCATACCAAAGAAGCATTGGTATTTGTATTGGATCTATTATTGGTGGCACAGTAATAGCACAACCGTCCCAAACCAAACCGCTTGATAAACCCAACACCATTACGAACCTGTTCTTTTAGAGTAGTCTGGTCTTGGAGCTACGTATAATATGCAAGCTCCAGAGTTTAAAACTATCTTGTCCCACATGCCGTACATTGTTACACCTCTTGGAAAAACATGCGAATTAACTACAACTATAGCGTCGTTGTCACCTAAGTTAGTTTCAGCTCCCCAGTCATCTATTAAACCTGTTGTTCCAGCTATATTACCAAGATCTTCAGTAGTAGGGCAGTGTGTATTAGGCATAGCTAATCCTACACCTCTATCCATAATTTCTAAGTTGGTAAATGTTGTATCTTCTGTAAACGTAATTGCTATAATATAGTATTTAGAAGTATCTAACGACAAGTCTAGCTTAGCACCACTTCCCGTTAAATATGTAGAACCATTTTGGCCAAAGCCATATTCTGTTATATCTTTATATGCCATTTTATTTATTATTTATTTTGTTGTTCATTTTTCTTTGACGACCCTCCAAAGAAGAAATCGACAACTGTGTTAACTTTTGCGCTCATTGCGCCAAATATTGTTGAGATAAAACTTATCTCAAATTCTCCTAGGTCTATATCACCCATCATAAAGAATCTAAACATTACAAAGCTTAAAGCAAAATATGCTACCGTGAATAACGTTGCAAGTACCTTTTGAATAATTGCATCGTCTTTATACATATCACGAGCGCTCTTTCTGTCTTCGACCTCTTTGGCGAAAGCTTCAGTTTCGGCTTCGAGTAGTAAGCGTCTAAGAGCGAGCTTCGCTTCATCGCGTTCTTTGTCTGTCGTAACAACCTTGTCAAGTATACCTTCTGCATTATCTACTATTTTGCCGAATAAGCCGTTTACAAATTTTCCTATCATCGTTCATTGTCTTTTATCATATCATCGATAGACTTATTCATTACCTTATCGGTGTATGATTGATTATTAAAAAACACACTCTTTTCCGAAGTAGGTATATCTTCCTCTCCTAATAATATTCGATATATCCTACTAATTAAGTGTGAGCATTTAA